CAAAATAAAAAAGCGTGGTAATTTCAAACTAACACGCTTTCATTATTTCACACTATTTGGTTGGTGGCTATACTTTTAATTGTAATAATGTCTGACTGCTTCATCTATTTCATCACGATCATATCTGATGCCGTGCTCGGTTGGATAAGCTTTGACTTTACCATTTTTCACATAATGCTTCATAAAGGTATTATCTGCCACACTAATATATTGATGTGCTTGGCTACGTTTAAGCCACTTTGGCCACACTTCTGGTTCATTCATTATTGCACCCCTTGGTTCAATTTCAATGTCACAATGTCATAAGCAATAATATTATTGCTATCATCTGGACTAGTACCCACAATGTCGTAATATTTACCATCTGACAATTTTACGAGAAGTTTCTTATTTAATGCCTTGTTGTGGCGTATCACAATTAAAATAGTATCTTCTAAATTAGTACCTAATATCGTATATTGCTGTGTCAATGTTCTTTTTTTAGGTGCATAGTGTAGAGTTATTTCAGCTACAAAAACTTTACTCTTACCACCTGTATTTGGATTAGTAACAGTTTTAATCGAGCCAAATTGCGCCCTTTTATTAAAATCACTTGGTTTATATTTAAGCATTGTAAACCCCCAATACTTCAGCTCTAAGATTAGTCAGCATAATCATCACACCTTTAGAATAACCAGTAGACAATTCACGATCATAATACAGTGATGTCGCCATGGTCTTAATTAAACGATTATACAGTGGCTCATTAACTGCCAAAATATCAGCATCAGTTATCTTTAATTTAATTGATGATTGAATCATAGCCTTTGCTGAATCTATCAAGCTATCAACCGTCTTTAACTCGGCATCATCTGTATCTATATTTAGTTCGTCTGCCAATTCCTGTGATGTCACTAATGCCATATCTGTTTACTCCTTTTAAGATTATATGTACTTCCCCACTGCTGGGGAAATGATGTTACTTACCTGCACCAAATGTAATGAACTTACCTGCATTTGTATCAGCTGGCTTGAAATCAGCACGCAAAGCAACAGCAAGAATACGTTCAAAGTTTTCATTGTGATCCCATTCGATAGCAACATCTGAACGGATAGCTTCAAGGACAAATGCTTTAGGGTCTCCCACAAAAGCTTTAGCATCGCCATCAACACCAAGAACGTCATCAGCAACAATCAATACACTAGCACCAAACAAGGCTTTACCCGATGCACTAGCGATTGAGTCTTGTAACAAATAGCGACCATTACCGTCTTTCAACAAGTCAACAGCGTTGTAAAAGCTTTCTGTCACGATCCATTGGCGGTTATAGTTTGCCAACCCCTTGTTATAAGCGGTCTTTAAATCATCAGTGGTAGCGGCTGGTACGGCTGTGGCTGTCTTCAATACTTGTCCAATCTGGTATTGTTCAGTCAATTCTTTAGCCTCTTGAACATAGGTATTAAGCAATGTTTTCAAGTTTGGTGCATCTTGTACCATTTCCATTGAGAGTGGCAAAGCACCACGATAAGTGAGCGCCTTATAATCAACAGATTTTAAAATAGTCTTAGCAATTTCAGGGTTTTCAGCACGTTCCTCTGCTGTGGTCAAGCGTGCCGTGTTCTTTTGCAAGATTGGTAATGACCCCATACCTGATGTGACTGATACACGGTTAACGACTGCTGATAAATTGCGCACATCAGTTGGTACTTTTTGAATATCCAAAATTTCTTTGGGAATAACAACACCAGCATCAGTGGTTGTCATGCCATTATCACGTTTTTCCCCTGTTTTAAGGTAGTGCATAAAGTCGCGTACTTCTACTGTTTCTTGTGTCTTGTTTGGATCGATTTTCATGTTTGTTTGTCCTTTCAAACTACGTTCTTCATCTGATAATTCTTGAGCCTTTTTAATGGCAGATCGTTCAACTTGTAAGTCGTCAATTTGCTTTTGCAGGTCATCAATTTCTGTAACACCCTTTTGTACGTCTGCAACATCTGAATCATCATCAGTAGCTAATGCACGTATCTCTGTTACTTTCGTTGCCATTTGCTTTTTTAAGGCATCAAGCTCTGTTTCAATTTCTGAAATCTTCATCATATTCTCCTATTCATATGTTCTTAGCATTGCCAATATCTTTTGCTTATAGGCATCTTGTTTAAGCGCTCTAGTCACTGCTACACTTGTTTCTTGATAAGCGGGCATTGTTACGACTGAAACCTCATATAAAGTTCCTATGTGGCTTATAACACGTTTTGCTGTGCCGTCTGTACTTTTATCCCAATCATCTGAATCAACTGTGAAGCCAAAGCTCATTCCCTTTAAGTTACCTGCTCGGATATTGGTATAAACATCATTACCTAATGTTGTGTTTGGAATATCTAAACTAAAATGCAAACCTTTTTTGTCAATCTCAAGTTGCAAGGTATTTGCTGATGTCCGACCCAATACGTTTGCAAAATTATGATCGTATAAAGCAACTACATCGCTCATATCAACATCATCAAATGCATCAGAGTTGACATACTCAATAAAACCACCCAAATTCTCACTTGGTTCATTAAAAACAACGGCATAACCACCAATCTTCCCAATAAGCTGGGAATCAGTCGCATCACGTACTTCTAAACCAGAAATGTCTCTTGTATATCGCTCTCTATCATTCATAATTGAACAATCCCCTTGCTTTCCAAAATACTAAGCGCTTGGGAGCCATCTATGATGCCTTTATCAACAAAATTCAGTAAATCTTGCTTGAGAGTAGCATTGGAATAGTCCAAAATACTACTCATATCAAGTCCAATATCATCACTAAACTTCGTTTGTATCTCACTGATAATTGGTTCAATATATCTATTTAAGCCATTGACATACATATTTTGGATCATATCAATATTACTTTGCTGGTCGCCCTGCCCATTCAAATAAGAATCAGGTACACCAAACGCCTTACTAATTTGGGTACGTTGATATATGGCATTATTCAGAAACTTAGCAACATCTGCATTGATTGAGATGCTCTGGAAGTCTGCACTTTGATCTAATACTAGTGTTCGACCTGCATTTGAGCCGGTGTTTGCTTTCTCAAACTCACTACGGACATTAGTTTTGGCTTCTGGGCTTAGAACTGCATCAGGAACTTTGATAATGCTTGTTGGGTTAATGGCTTGAGCTATTGTTGAAAGTGATAGCCTATTAGCTTGCTCTTGTTGCTGAATTTCATTAGCTAGGCTTTCTAGTGGACTGTGTCCAATTAATTCAGCACCATTAACACCATGAGCCATAATCTTAAAATGTAGCACGGCATCAGACTGGAATGTGCCACCTTGGTAATCACCATAAGGTGTAATCTGGTAGGTCAAGACATCATCAGTCAAATCAAGCGAGACATTCTGATTAGGAATATATCGCAATTCATTTTTTCCAATTGTGGCAAAAGCATTACCAGATAACAGCAACTCAAGTACAATCGTCTGCCAAAAGCTATAGCGATTTGTGAGGTGGCTAGGTTTATTTAATATAGCAAGGGCTTTAACGTTACTGCCTGTGAACTTGGCACCCGCGACATCTGCACTAATTAAACTAGTCACGCTGTATAGATCACTATTGTGGAATGCCATATCTGCACTAATTAATTCATTAGGTACAATACTTGTGCCACTGTTTGCAAAAATAAAAGGCATGTAACTACCAGTGGTAATCATCTGCCTTGTTTCAAATGGATTTTTTAAACTCATGTGTTACCCCCTTTCGGTACTAGGATATAAGCTAATGCAAATAGTCCCATACCAATCACAAGGAAGCCCAATGGTTTAATTATCATAAATGCACCGACTGCTATTGAGATGATACCCAGAACAATCAGAATAAATGGTAAATATTGGATCATATTTTTCATTGGTTATCCTTTCTAAAATGTAAAATCTTTTGTAAAATAATCATTTATTTCATCTGAACTCATGCCTGCAAAGGGGCTTTTGTCCTTTTCTTCTGGAGCATTACTAAACTGCGTAAAATACCACATACCCTCATACAAAGCATTCACAATGGCATCAGCAATATCAATCTTGGCACTGTTGGTGTTCTTATCAATCTTGATACCGTTGTTATCTTGTACAATCACTGCATTGGATAGGGCACCAAACATGGCGCTATCATCAAACATAGTGATCTGATTCTTAATAAAGGCACTTTGTAGAAATTTTGTTGGTTCATTCAGTGACTTGATACCTTGACGAACAGGAATAATCAAATAATCATTTTTGACTTCATCAAGTCGTCTGATAAACTTACCAGCGCCCCATTGATCGTACAAAATAGCTTTAACATTCAACTCGTTGGCTTCAATAAATGACAACATATAGTTAAACACTTCATCTTCATCAATCAGTCCAAACCTATCACGTGTAATGGTGGCATAACCTTTGCGCTCAACATCTCTATAATTGATGCCGTCCCGCTGTTCTTTTGCTTCAATCGTCCCCAACTTAGCCAATGGGATAAATGAGTGTTGATATAACTGATATTTTTGATTACCTGCTTTGTCCGTATAAGGGAATACAAAAGCAATCGCTGTATCATCATTTGTTTGGCTGTAATCAAAGCCAATATAGACATCTCTGCCTTGCATATTAAACTCTGGCATAATCGCCTGTGTGAGCAAATCAACTGGTAGAAACGCGTTCTCTTTAGCATTCTGCCACCTGTTCATGTTCTTAGTTAAGAAATCAGGCAACCGTCCTTGTGAGTTTAGCTCGTCACGCTCTGCTGTCATTTTAGTGATAGCTGACTTGCGCTTACTTTCTAACTCAAATAATGGATTGGACTTCTGCCAAATCGTTGGATCTCCAAAGGCTTCGTCATCATTATCTTGCTCCCAGCATAAGAATAGAATGTTATCAATCTCATGCCAGGTCTTTTGTTCTAAATATGAACTGTAACGTTTATAATCTGCAAACATGGGACTTCGTACATCAGTCCCACTGGTACTAATAAATATCGTTTGAGAATAAGGCAGGAATGTTTGGCCCGATGTGATTGAATTTATAAACGAACGATCTTTAAACAAATGGTACTCATCAACAACCGCATAACTAAAATGCCCAATACCATCACTGGTGGTACTTGATGATGCACTTAGTTTGCGCATGGTAGTTGACTGGCTCTTAATTCGCATCTCACGTTGGTTATATTCAACACCCCATTGCTT